TCTTAATGTGATTGTGCGGGACTTGCAACGGATGAGCGTGGACTTACAACTGTTTGTGGCTGCATTTTCACAGATTAACCGAGAGAGCGCACGATCACAAAGTGATGAGGTTTTTGGTTTTAAAGGCTCAGGCAATCTTGAGAACGCAGCCGATGTTGCCATGACTTTACGGAAAACTGACGATCCCAAAGAACGGATGCTTATCGTGGGTAAAAATAGGCATGGTGATATTGCCAACATACCTTTATGGGTTAATTTTGATAGAGGTTGGGTTCACGAAAACCCAAACTTTAGGGAGGTGAAAGTCGATGGCAAATGATTACCACGAGATAGCTGAGATTTTCGAGTTTCTTACTAACTATCCGCTTAAACCCGAGCCGTATCCCGAGCATTATCCTGAGGATTTGCAGTTTGATTTATACCCAGGCAAGGATTTTGTGGTAGGGTTTTGTGAGGAGGCTATCGATGAGTTTAGTAGCAACGCCCCTAAAGCAAAATCAAAGGAGATGCGAAACTTAATGTTGAGTTATGTGGGTCTATTTAAAACACTAATAGAAAAGCGGTTGCTTAAACTTAAAAATGTTTCGATGCTTGATTAGTGCTGGTGTAAATACTACAATAGGAGTTAGCTTAAAAAGGAAAAACATTATGGATAGTCGAGGCATGAGGCGAGGCGGGTTTTATTGGATTGATACAAAACCGTTTGTGAGTGTTACCGAGGTGTTGAAAGTGATTGATAAACCCCAACTGATGTATTGGTTTGGTAAACAGGTGTATTATGCCATGTGTGCTGAGCCTGGGCTTGATGAAAAATCGGCCTTGGCTGCCCCGTATAAAATTAACACTCAGGCTAAGTTGCGAGGCACAACGGTTCACTCGATGATTGAGAGTTTTGAGCATACAGGTAACGTGATTTTAAATACACCTGAGCCGTTTAAAGGTTATGCCCGAGCCTTTGATGCCTGGGTGCGGGATTTTAAACCTCACGTGTTAGAGCATGAACGAACCATCGTTAATACCGAGCATCGGTATGCTGGTACCTTGGATATGCTGGCCGAGATTGGCAACCAAAAAATAATCGTGGATATTAAAACAGGTAAGGCGATTTACGGTGAGGCTTACCTCCAACTTTCAGCTTACTTGCATGGCAACGTGGAGGCTAACAGTACCGCAGTTTTGCTTTTGCAGGATAATGGGACTTACACGTTTGAGCGTGGGTCCGATAAGTTTGAGTATTTTCTTGCAGCCAAAAAACTATGGGAGTGGGTCAACGCTGACTTGTTAAAATCTATTAAATATCGTTAATTTATAGGAGGTTATATGAGTGAGGACCTAAGCAAAGAGGCTATAAACGAGGCATTAGGCACTACCGATGCCGATTGGCAGGAGGTTACGGCCACTGATTTTGCCGATTGGGATTGGGACGATCCCAAGTGTAAATTGTTAGAGGGCTTATTAACACAGAAAAAAACTAACGTGGGGGCTAACAACTCTAACGTGTATATTATCGAGCTTAAAGATAAGCCTGGTGAGATCGTCAACGTTTGGGGCAGTACCGTACTCGACACTAAGCTTGCCCAAGTTAATGTGGGTGAGGAGGTTAGGATTGAGTATATGGGCGAGGTAGAGAGTAAAAAGGGCGGGCGAAAGTATCGGGACTTTAAATTATTCCATCGCCTAGCAGCGTTAAAGGAGGTTTAGTGAACATAAATACCCGCTTTATTAAAATTAGCAAAGGCAAGGTTGAGGTGCCAAGTAATTATGAGCTTGGTGATGATTTAACCGTACACCTTAAAGGAACGGTTGTTAAAGAGGAGATTACCGATAACCAAGATGGAACCGCTGATAAAACTTATATTGTTAAAGCCGTTACGATGCTAGTGGAGTAATATGCCATCTGTTAAAACAGAACAACTTACGATTGCGCTTTTAAAAAATAACCCTTGGCTCGTGGAAGATGATAAGTATCTATTACTTGCTATCTGGAAACGCCAAGGGCTTGAGCTTACGCAAGCTCAAAAAGAGATTTGGTTTAACGATTGCTCAACTCCAGAGAGCGTTACGAGAGTAAGGCGCAAAGCGATTGAGCAGGGGTTGATTAGCCAAAGTTTAGAGGCGCAGAACAGGCGCAAAAGCGAGGCTGAGGCGTATCGTAAAAAGTATTCAAGGCAACAAAGTTTGATTTAAGTTACTGTAAGATGATACAAATAATTTAGAGAGGAGGTGAAAAATATGGCTAAAGATGAAGCTAGAACTTTTGTTAAAAATACTCCCAAAGTAATACCGAGTAAGGGCCACAGGGTTTTGGCGATTGTAGCGTTAGTGATTGGTTTAGTGTTAGTAGGTTTGGTTGTGTGGCGATGGCTTTACCCACCCCAAAATAAAGTAGGGGCGACAATAACACTCCCCACGTGTGGAACGGAAACATACGAGTTTTATCAAGATGGATCAAACAGCCGAGTAGCGATAAATGTTCACAACTCTGATGAGGAGTTAGATGCTACGGGTTTAAACGGGTGGAGTATTACGGGAATTGATTTAGATGAGGAGGGTGGTAGTAAAAATTACACCAAGCATCTAAGTAGTGGCAATCGAGATAACTATAATCCGAGTAGCTTTGGTGATATTGGTTGGGTAAAAGTTGAATTAACTAAGGCTTGTCCTACACCTACAGTTACTCCCACGCCAACGCCTACCCCAATAGTTTGCGATCAGCAAACTTTTACTTGTGGCGAATGTGGCGAAAAACCTAACGATGATGTTTGTGGCGAGATTAAGTATGGCTATTGTAAGGAAAATTACAGTTGTGGATATGCCGATGATGAGTGGCAATGCGATTGCCCCGTAGTTACTCCAACACCTACCCCTGTACCAGTTACGGTGGTTACTACCGAGAGTAAGCCTGAGGGTTGCGCCTCAAACTGCGGTGTACCCGCTTGCACTGATCAGGTACCAGAGGCGGTAGTTAATCCTCACGTTTACCGCAACGGGGACTGCGCCCTAGTTAAGTGGTGGCCCAAGCAAGGCGATAAAGCTAATATCTACTGGAGAGAAAACTCAAGTAGTGGGTGGCAACACGCCTTAGCGAATATCTCGAATACGGGGTATCGTGAGATTTGTGGTTTAGAAACTCAATCGTTTACGTTTGGTGTCCAAAGCGTAAATGGTTGTGCTGCCGATGGTATTATCAACGCCTCAGTTATCTCTGAGATAGTTGATGGCAATACCTCTAGTTGGGTATTGTTTAGGTAAGGATGGGGGCGGGCTTAAACAACTCGCCCTCTTTTTAGGATAAAAAATGATACCAACGAAAGTAAACATCCTGGGTATGGAACTCGAACATTGGGAACACAAGTCATGTGAAGCTCATTTTGGGGTTGGTAAGGATTGGGCCACCCTTTATAACATCGAGAGTAAAGAACCAGGGAAAGGCCATGCTACCGAGCTGCTTATAATGGCGAAACACTTTTACAAGTACCACCACAAGCGGGTGATGGGGAGTATAGCGTTAAATGGCAGGATGAAACGTTTATATCAGCGGGTGGCGATACCCGAAACAGATTATGCCATAGCGGGAGGTTAATATGGCAGATGATAAAGAAAAGATTACTTGGATTGGTGGTTATCCGTTTGTGGATGGGGTTAATGCCCCACCTAGCACTCGATCCGATGAACCGCTAGAGCAGCAGTTATTAGATGATGTGCAATGGGAGGCAACTACCGAGCTAAAGGGTTGGGCTAAGGTCCAAGCGTTTTTAGATAGGATTTTTAATCATTCTTAGGGCGCAACCTTACCAGGGCAGGGTAAGGCTCTGCGCTAAGAGCGATTAAAAGTACCTTTGTACATGAGGAAACATGGTGTATAATCACCGTTAATATGAGATTAGCTTACGGCTCTCTTTATCTGGACCAGGATGAGGATTGGGATAAGGCTAAAAGCCAGTTGTGGGGGTTTGGTGAGGAGGAGAAAAAGCATGGGGATTTAAAGGTTTATTTTCGAGTGGTTTATAAGGACGGGCAAAAAGAATTGGCCGAGAGCATGAGGCTACGGATTTTGATGTATTTAGATCGTTATTTTCCTCAGGATCGGGCTAGTTGTGAGGCGGTTACAACCGCTGAGTCTTTTGAGCAGGATAAAAAAATGAATGAATTAAAAGGGAAAATGACACTACAGGTGTTAAATAAATATGGTACAAATTAAACTTACCCCGCTTGAGGGTTTAGATAAAATCCTGGGTAATAATAGCTCAGTTTATTACCATGAGGATAAAGAGATGCCCCCCGATGATAAAGAGGCGCAGCAACGGGAGGTTAAGGATTATTGGCAAAACGGGCATAAGTTTTTGTTAGACGTTGAGCAGACTCAGGGTTTTTATGATGATTGGGATAGTCGAACACACCCACTATTTACTCAACCTTACCCGTTTATCATGCCGTTTGATCATACGGATTTAGTGTTTAAAACCCCACTCAAAATTAACTGGTCCAAGTTTGGCAATCGTAGAGAAACTGCCGAGGTTAAACTGATGGCGGTAGGAATTAAAAAGCTTGAGGAAAAAGCGGATAAAGATTTTACGATAGTTGATTTTAAAGCCTATCTCTATTTTCAAGAGGATACTATACCTGAGGAGTACGAGCAACCAGAGGGGTTTGGGTTATCGTTTCAGTTTGTGCGGTTTGCCTGGGTGTTTTGGCCTGATGGCAGGACCGAGGTGCATCATATTGGGCATTATCCTTGCACTAATCCTTACGGGTGCATGATTGATAAAAATGGTTGGATAACTGATTGGGCTAACGATATTTTAAAGGCCCCAGGTAAGTTTGCCCCCAAAGGGGTGATTGCTTGCCAGGAGGTTTTAAATCGAGATGCGTTGATGGAGTCATTGGGCCATGTTTTAAAAAAGATTGGTGAGCAAAAGCCTCATGTGATCGCTAAGCCTCGTTTCAATTTACCCTCGTGGTTCCCTCATTTACCTGGCGGTTGGCCCTACACCAAAGGTAACTTACCTCGAGATAATTACATTCAATACTTGGGGGGCAAGCAATATGTTTACAATAAAGAGGATATCAATTATGGCTCAGGGACCAAGCACCGTTACCGCTACGATGTACGCAGGCATATGCGGATTGTTAAAGATCACATTGTTTGGGTTGATCCCTATCAGCGAGGTAGCGGGCGGTATATCCCCAAAGTGTATGCCAACTCGAGAACTTGGTACGTGCCGTATGTGTGGGGTATGGTAGAGAGTCTATCTAAAATCCGTATTTTTGAGATAATGATTGTGAAAGCGTATGCCTGGTTTAAGCGTTTAAAAAAGCGATTGTAAACATTGTAAAAGTTATTGTAAACAGGATTGTAAACCTATGCTTTTATCCAAGTGTTGCGAAGCAAGATACAAGGTAGTGGGAGGCGATGAGGGGACTAATCATTGGGAGTGTCGAAAATGTGAGCAAGCTTGCGATGTAATTGATTTTTGTGATCACGCTCACATTGAGCCTGATTGGGATTTTTGCCCGTACTGTGGTAAGCCGTTTAAGGAGAGGGATAAGCAACAAGCCTTAGATGCGTTTGAGGCAGAAGCAACCAAGCGTTACATGGGAGAGATACAGTGATGGCTAAACCAAAGCTTGATCTTTATACGTTGGATTATGTGGTTGGGTTTTTAGAGCAAGAGCGAGATAGGCTCGATAAAATTGGGATTAAAAAATCGCAAACTAAGCCCGATGAGGCTACGTTTATTTTATATTACCTGGCGAATATGGATTGGGTGATAACTAAGCTTTTAAAGCTTATGGCTAAGACAGGTGAGGGAACAGTTAGGGGAACGCCCGCAGCTAAACCTGCGGGTGTCCCTTAATCGTTAAGGGTTTTTGTGGTAACTTAATGACAGTTATTATTTAGTTAAAGGAGAGGTTATGAAAAGAGTTTACGAATACGCCACTCTCATTGCCTTAAACCAGGCTTTAGGCAAGTTTGAGCGAGATGGTTACGAGGTGTGTGTAAAGTTGGTGGGATCAAAACCATCATTCTTTTTAGTCGCTGATGATGAAAAGGACGAAAAAGAGGAGGAGAACGGGGAGGAGTCCGAGCCAGTAAAGGATGAGGAACCTGAGGAGAGTCCCGAGGCAGGGGATACCGAAAAAGAGGGAGAAACCGAAAAAAAAGAGTAGCCCCGCAGATCAAGCTCGGGATGGAAACCGAGCGAGAGCATGATGATCTTACCAGGGGCGATAGACGAAAAACTCGCATGATCGTTGATGCCCACTTGCGAGAGGACCCTAAGTATTACACGAAACTTGATAAAGCGGGGTTATGATAAACACCAATTACATGATCGGGGAAAACACGATAGATGGTGATATAGTAGAACAGGCAGCACAAGATCAATTACTTTAAACTACTGCAATAGCTGCTTGCGGTAGCCTAAGTAAGTATTATGGGTAGACCTAAAAAGATTGTAGACAAGGGCGGGAGGCCGTCAAAAAAGAACGATGAGAGGGTTAAAAAACTTCTTGAGGTCTACCGCCTTGGTGTAACAGATGAGATAGCTGCAAGTTATGCGGGTATATCCAAACCAACTCTTTATGCTTGGTGTAAGGATGATCCAGAGTTACTTGACCAAATAGCCAAGGCCAAGGATTATGGCAGGGTATTATCGGGGCAAGTGGTGATGAAAAGCATAGTTGGTGGGGATGTGGGCAGCGCAAAATGGTGGTTAGAGAAAAAATATAGTAAGGAGTTTCAATCACGCCCTGAGTTGGTAGAGGATAACCGCCAAGTCAACGTGATAATTAGTAATGAGCAACTCGCTGACAGATTACTTAAACTACTCAAACCCTCCGAATAAAGAGGTGCTGCTTAAAAGATTAGAGCAGTTTCAGTCCGATGATGATCGTAAAAAGGTGAGCGATGATATTGCTCAGGCTGAGATCAATCGGGCTAAAGATGATCTGCTTTATTACCTAGAGAACCTAGTATTTACGCTTGACGAGCATGATCCTAATGCCCCCGTTAAACATTTGCCGATGGATAAAGAATATCTAAGAGAGTTGGCTAAGTTGTTTTTATCCGAGAAACTAATGTTGGTTGAAAAGTCTAGGCAGATGCTAGTTACTTGGGTGATGATTGCCTGCCATCTTTGGGATGCGCAGTTTCACATGGGCAGGCGCATCTTTTTTCAGAGTAAAAAAGAGAATGATGCTAACGCCCTGGTAGATCGGGCTAAACATATTTACGATAGTTACCCCGATTACATTAAGCCACTCATCGAGGCTCAGTATCCTGCCAATAAACCCATGTCTTATTTAAAGCTGGAGTTTGGCAAAAATAAATCATTGATACAGGGAACACCTCAGGGGGCAGATGTGATCAGGCAATATACCTCATCTCGGATTTTCTCGGACGAGTTTGCGTTTCAGGAAAAAGCAGAGGAGGCGTTTATTGCAGCCAAACCATCATTGGTGGGAGGCGGTAGTTTCATCGGGGTAAGCACTCCTAACTTTAAAAACTTCTTTTACCTGTTGAAAGCTGATTTAGTTTAACCTATAACTAAGCTTGAGCAGTAAAAAGGCAACTAAAAATGCGGGCGTTTGCCTTTTATTATTACTCTGCAACCTCAAGTAATTAAAAGGATAACCTATAATGATTGATCCACTAGAAAACCCAATGGCAATGATGGGCGAGATGCTAGACGCTGCGTATAAGGCTGCGATTGATGAACTCGCTAAACGCTGTAAGCGGTTTGGTTATGATCAAGCTTACTTTGATACCAAGTTAGATTTATCGTTTAGAGTTTTAGGGACTACGTTTGAGAGGCTAGAGGATTACAAAGCTAGTAAAGAGTTTAGTATCGAGCAAAAGGAGGCTGAGTGAGCGATCTAACTTTATCTGAATTAAAAAAGTTTCCTAAGCCCATGTTTCAATACCGAGAGTTGGATAAAAAGCTTTTGCATCAGATTGCGATTGATTACGATGATTACATTACCAACGTGGCGAGGTTGTCCGATGATGATGATTTAGTTACGGCTTTAGTTAATAACCTAAGAGCTTTAAACGAATTGATAGAGCGTTTGGATATGATCAAGGGTAATTTAATCTCTCCCTAGTGTATTTTTTCAACGGGTGTGGCATAATGGTTTGTGTTGGGTGCAACACACTAGCTGATCGTGTTGTTAAATGCCCGTAAGGGATAACTGATAAGGCAGGAGGTTGTGCATCGGGTGAGCAGGGCTATATCCTTATTGATTTGCCTGTAAGCCTCATATCCAAACAACCAGCCCAACATCTAAAAAAAGGATTTTAAAGTATGAGTTGGCTTTGCAAAGATTGTGGCTACGAAACTGACAACCATACTGAGTATAAATTACATATCGAAACCCACGCAGCCGTTGATCCCGCATTAGGTTTGGTGCCAAAAACGGCTACAGAAACAGTTTTAGAACATGACACCTCGATAACGCCCGAGCCTGATGCCTCTAAAACGGTAGATAAAGAACACAAGCCTACCGATGCACCTTGGAGTAAGGAGGCACAAGCTAAACAGGCACGAGGGATTGTTTTAGAGTATAGATTTGATGGCTTATGCCCCGATTGCAATAATCCCGTAACAACTTTAGAGTTACCAAACCTCACCGCAAAAGATAAAGTGGCGATGGTGGCTTTTTGTGTGCATTGCAAGCAACAATTACAAACGGAGGTAGTCGCAAAACTATGAAAAACGATAGTACGATCAATGATCGGTTAATCCACGTGCTTGAATGGCTTTACACGATGGATGGGGCTTATCGAGATAAAAACGAATGGCGACATGATTTAGTGCAGCATCTCTATTGGCTTACGGGCGTAAAGCAGGTGGTATGTGATAAAGAGGGAGATGAATGTGATTGCGATCAAGCTTAGGCCCTACACCTCGGATGGCTATATCGTTAATGAGATTTGGACCCAAGATTGCTATTTAACTTGTTTGATTAACAAGGGCGATAGGGTTTTAGATATTGGGGCGCATATTGGGGTATTCTCGGCTTTGGCGTTGACCAGGACCAGTGAGGTGATTGCTTACGAGCCACTTAAAGCCAATTTTGATTTACTAAAAGCAAATGCCAGTAAAGCAGAGTTGCACCAGTTGGCCGTATCGTTTGATGGGACTACTAAAAATAAACGGATTAGATTAAAAGCGTTTAACTTGGGTGCGGGTGATTTAAACGAGCAAGAGGGTGAGGAGGTTGAGTGTGTAAGGTTTGATGATCTATTGGCTAAACCGATTGATTTTCTCAAGATTGATATTGAGGGATCAGAGAGAGGCTTGTTGTTTCATCCCGAGTGGTTGGCTAAAGTCAAGATAATTGCGATTGAAATACACCAAAATATGTTTGAGCAGTTTTACGAGTTTTTATTTAATTGTGGTTTTCGCTTTATTAAGACCTCGACTAAAAACGATTATGGTTTAATTGTGGCAACTAGATTATGAAACAGATAGCGGTATTGATACCCACTTACAAACGGCCACACAAGTTGGCAGGGTTGATCGAGAACATTAAGCAAACCAGTACCGAGGCAGAGATTTATTTTATTATCACGCCCGATGATGCGGGTACGCAGAAAACTTTAACTGAGTTAGGGCAAAAGTTTTGGGTAGTTGATGGGGAGTATGGCAAGGCGATTAACGAGGGTTATCGGTTGACCAGTGAGCCATTTATCTTTTGTGGCTCAGATGATATTGAGTTTACGCCAGGTTGGGATAAGCAGCTACTTGGCTCGATCCAGGGGTATCAGATAACGGGGGGAGTGGATGATTGGGTAGTATCACAATCGGGAGTGCATATCTCACACCCGCTAATTAGGCGGGAGTACGTTGAGAATGAGGGGACAGTGTTGGGTTATCGGGGGTTAATTTATAATCCAGATAAGTTTCATTATCATATTGACGTTGAGATTGAGCAGTTGGCATGGCATCGGGGCGTGATTAAAGTTAATCGGGATTGCAAGATATTGCACCATCATTTTATCAACAACCAGGCTGAGCGTGATGAAACCTATCAGCACTCAGTAGTTAATTTAGCCCATGACACCGAGGCTTACGAAAGGTTTAAAAAGTACGAGTATTGGGACGTAACCAGTATGTTTCAAGGGAGGGCGGTAGAAAATCCTAATAAGATCAAACGATTAAGCGTGGTTATGCCGATGTGGAATAGTGCCGATTATGCGAGGCAAACTTTAGGCTCACTCTTAAACATGACCGCTAACCCGTATGAGCTGATTTTGATTGACGATAAAAGTACCGAGTACGATGGCAAAACATTTTTAGAGGAGTTGGCAGGGATAGCGAGGCAAAAGTTTATCCGAGTTAAAACCATTGCCAATGACCAGCAGTTATATTGCAATGCTAATTGGAACCGAGGGGTAAAAGAGGCTACGGGCGATTATATTGCTATTATCAATGCCGATATCGATTTTAATACGCCCGATTGGGATAAGTATTTAATTGAGGGGATTGATGCGGGCAATGATATTGCTAATCCTTATCAGGCTGATCGGGTGCATGGGCAGCCGTACATGAAACCATCACCTGAGGATTTAATCTATCATCTTAATATCCGAGGGGCTTGTTTTATGCTTAGGGGTAATTTTGCTAGGCAGATATTCCCAATCCCGCCACAATTAGTACATTGGTGCGGGGATAATTTTATCTCCTGGCATAAACCAAAATATGTTTACGATAATCGGGCGGTGATTTTTCATCACATCAGTAAATCGGGTGAAAAGTTAAACCCAATAGCTTATTGGGAGTTAGTGGCAAAAGATGTAGATGAGTGGATAAACATGACAGGTGATCAAGATATGCTACCGATTAAAGCCATGTGTGAAACCAATTTAAACCAAGCTAGAGGGAGGTGATTGTTATGCCAGTTACAATTACCAAAACTAAAAAAGGTTATCAGGTGCGTACTCCTAATCAGGTACACGCCAAACATACCACTAAAGCCAAAGCTAAAAAGCAGGCTAATTTACTAAGGGCGGTAGAATATGGATGGAAACCAACAGGGAAAAAATGAGTTGGACTTTTTAAATGAACGTAGCGATTGGCATTGCGTCATGTGCGGGATTGATTTAAAAGGTGCAATTTTTAAACAGATTGACATACTTGAAGCTACACCCGATGATTTAGTATCGGGTAAGTTTGATAGGCGTAAGCAGCAATATGTTTGGGAGAGAACGCAAGAGCGTGGCCGTTTAACGTGTAGCCGAGCCTGCGGATATGCTTATAAAGCTTGGAAATATAACCTAGATGCTAAAAGTAGTTATTTGGTTGCACCCTTTGTTTGTGATAAGTGTGGCAAAGAGGCTGATGGAGGCCGATTGTTAAAGAATGGTAAGCGAGATTACAAAATGTGCCGAGCCTGCCATCGTAAGTATGCCAATGTTATATTGAGAAAAGCTTGGGAGGTTGTACACGCAGAGCATCGTAAAGAATATATTAAAGCTTATAAGCAAAGAAAATATGTTGCTACCAATAATACATAACTTGCGAAACAAGTTTACTGTGGTTACGGTTCATTACTCGGCTGATCCCAATAAAAATACTGATGAGTGGTACAAGTTAGCTAAACAGGGTATGCCTGAGCGTGGCTGGATGCGGGAGTACGAGATTGATTACACTTACTTTGAGGGTAAGGCATTTTTCCCTGAGTTTAAACAATACAATGTTGGTGAAAACGAGTATCTACCAAAAGAAACGTTATTTAGAGGTTGGGATTATGGCTTTCATCGCCCTGCGGTACTAATCACTAAAGTTAATCAGTTTGATCAGTGGTGTTGGATTAAAGCGATCATGGGCCGAGATGAGGGCATCATGGACTTTGGCAAACGGGTAAGGCAATACTGTATTACCCATTACCCAGGCGCATTGTATGTTGATGTTGGCGATCCTGCGGGCGAGTCGATGAGTGATAAGAGCGAGAAAACCAGTGTCCAAGTATTAGAGAGCTTAGGGATTTACGTGCGCAGCCGTAAGCAGCCGATCAAGCAGGGCGCAGAGATTATCAGGCAGAAATTAAAGATGCGAGTTGACGGTAAAACAGGGATTGTAGTTAATAATGGCGAACATCTTTTGATTGATGGTTTTAAAGGCGGGTTGCATTATCCAGAAACTAAGTTGGGGACATCATTTAAAGAGGCTTACGAAAAAGATGGTTACTATGATCATATTTTTGATTGTGGGCGTTACTTGGCTGCGGATATGTTTAGTGTGATTGGTGAGGTGCAGCAAGTAAACAAGTTTGATGGTACGAGCGATGATGTTAAAGAGCAATACCGCATGGGCAGACCAGTAGATGATGATGGTAAAAACCCTGCCAGCGATATTGGTGAGGATATGTTTAACGATACAACCGAATTGCAGGATTACTTTTGATGGATGAACAACAGTTTTTGATCTATTGTAGGCAATATAAACCGTATCTTTACGATGTAGAGTTGCAGGTGCAAACGATCAAAAAAGAAACGGGGTTTGGGGATATCTCGGTTAATCTAAGGGTTAATGCGGGCAAGGTGGATAAAGGTGAGATACTGGCTACGATTAAACGCCTTTATATTAAGCGGGATAATAACGGCATTTGACAGCGAGCAAAGTGAGGGTGTACAACTAAAGGTGGTTTTATTGTGTTTAATTTGCAGAGAGGAATAACTCCCACAACTGACGGGAGTTTTTTTGGAATATGGGGTTAATTGACGATATTCAAGCAGCGATTGAGGCAAAAGATTATCCACTGATTAGGTCAAAGATGGCCGAGTTAATAGCTGAGCAAAAAGAGGAGGTTGTCCCTACCGTTACCGATGAGGAGTTGTTATCTAAGGGTATCGATTTATTGATACTAGGCAAAGAGCGTGAATTGAGGGATAAAATAAAGCAAGCAGAGCAGGATGGGGATTTTGTAGCTTCTAAAGAATATATGAGAGAATTATTACAGTTGCAACAATTACAGCCTTTACACTCGAAAGTGAGAATGTTTGTATGATGAACGCAGATTTAGTAGTTAAGTATGTTTTAGATAATGCTAAGGAATTGCCCGCCAACAAGATTAGTGCCTTGGCCGATGTGATTAAAGCTTTAGGGACTCAAAGTGAGCCTGAGCCAAACACTGTACCAGAAAAAGATGATGAAAATCTGGTGGATGAACCAGGCCCGATAGACTTTAGTAACGTTAAATCAGTTGAAATAGATGGGCATGAGATGCCCGTAAAGATTGTGAGGTAATTCTATGCCAGCTAAAGTGCAAAGCGATTTAGAAGCGATAAATAAAGCCAAGCAGCGAGATGAGCGCACTAAAGCGCAGCAGCTTTTCCAAAGCTCAAGCGATAGTAGAAAAAGGTTTGATTGGGAGTGGCTTACTCGAGATTTGTTTAGGCGGGGCTACCACTTTAGTAGGTACAATCCAAGCAATAAAACAGTGATCTTGGCTACTAAAAGCGTTACCCGTATTCCAATCAACATTACTCACGCTCAGATGCGGGCCATTAAAAACCAAGTTACATCGGTACGGCCAAAATGGGAGGTTTTCCCGCAGGGTTTATCCGATGAAAGTGTCCAAAACGCTCGGTACGCTGGCCGATTGCTTGACTATTACTACGATCATTTAAACTTGCGCAGAAAATTAAAAGATACGGTTATCCAGGGATTGATGTACTCGGTTGGTGGACCCTGGCAGGTTGGGTACGATCCCGATGGGGGCAGCGATGGCTCGGGTGAGGTATTTATTTGGAACCTTGACCCGTACGATTTTTACGTAGATCAATCGGCTACTTGCATTAACGATGCCGAGTTTGTGATTAAAGCGGTGCGCACCTCACTGGCTACAGTTAAAGCTAATCCTGATTATCACTTTAGTACCCCTGTTGACCAGTTGCAGGGTGAGGCTCGGTTGGCTGCGAGTGAGTACAAGCAGTTTATGCTACAAGCCCGTAGGTATTGGCAGGGCAAAACCAATGTGGAGGAGGAGAGTGGCGTTATCTTAAAAGAGGCGTGGATTAAGAGGCGAGTTACTGAGAAAAACAAAGAGGAGTTAAAGATGGAGTTGATCTCCCACGATGAGGATGCTGAGGATTTGCGGTTGGGCGAGGTAGTGATGCGCTACATCGTCTTTTTGGATCAGCTAGAGGACCCGCTGCAATTTAAATTGTTACGGGAAAAAGATTTTCCCTTTAGTTTCTTTCAAGCTGATACTAATCCGCTTGAGATGTACGGGGAGAGTTGGATTAAACACGTTATCCCAATGAACCGAGTTTTAAATGCGCTTGAGAGTAGCGTGTTTAGATTTAACTACAAGTATGCTATCGGGCGGATTGTGATTAAATCTAAACACGCTA